GGAAGTACTAATATAACTTCTTCAAGCACTACAACATTTGAAAAGGGCGTGGTCGTATTTGGGCGCGCTAAAGCTTGGACCGAACGTGACTTTTCTTATGATATAACAAGTGGCGTTGATTTTATGTCTAATGTAGCCCGTCAAGTATCTGAATATTGGGAACAAATAGACCAAAATATTTTGTTAAGCATATTAAAAGGCATCTTTGCTATGACCGGTGCTAATAACTTAAAATTTGTTAATGGGCATACTTTAGACGTTACAAGTGAAACAGGAAATGATAGCCAAGGCAACCCAAATAATTTCGTTGGCAGCACGACTTTAAATAAGGCTATTCAAAAGGCAAGTGGCGCTAATAAGGGTAAATTTACACTTGTTATTATGCACTCTGAAATAGCTACTAACCTAGAAAATCTATCTTTATTAAAATATTTGACTTACACTGATTCAAACGGAATACAAAGAGATTTATCTTTAGCTTCTTGGAACGGCCGTTCTGTTTTGATTGATGACTCAATGCCGACTGAAGATATAGATCCGGAATATACATTGACAAGCGATGTTGCTATAGATTCGTCAAAAACGTATTACACAAGAAGCGGATCTTCTGGAAATTACAGTTATACTAAAGTTGCAAGCCCTGACGTTACCGATATAGCTGATTATTACGAAATGACCGCTGAAGGTTATACTAAATATACAACTTATATTTTGGGTGACGGCGCTTTTGATTACGAAAATATTGGCGCTAAAGTACCTTATGAGATGGATAGAGACCCTAAAACTAACGGCGGCCAAGATACTTTGTATACCCGTCAAAGAAAGGTTTTATCTCCTATGGGTATCTCCTTTGAAATACCTAATGGTATGGGCTTATCTCCTACTAATGCTAATTTTGAAGACGGCGATAATTGGACTTTGGTACACGATGCCGGTGTTGGCGCGGCTCGCGTTTACTTTGATCATAAAGCTATTCCAATTGCTCGAATTATTTCTAGAGGTTAGTTTTAAGCCCCATTTTTTCTGGGGCTTTCTGTTGTTTTTTGACAATTTATGTATTATAATTTTTTTGAATAAAATTAATTTACTATAGGAGAAAATTATGAAATACATAAATTATGCCTCAAGAGGGATGCAATTTGAGCAACTTATTAATTACACAAATACAATATATGCAAATAATAATTTGGCCTTGATTCAAAAAATACCAACGCCGATAAGACCCGTCAGTACCAATAAAAACGACGGCACTATATCATTAGCTTACTTTGAGCGTAAAAGTACTGTTGATTATATAGGCGCTTTTCAGGGGCGCCCTATATGCTTTGACGCTAAAGAAACTAAATTGAAAAATCTACCCTTGCGAAATATTCAAGAACACCAAATAAAATTTATGGATAAGTTCGCCCAACAAAAAGGCCTTTCGTTTTTACTCGTTCATTTTGTGTTTAACGATACTTATTTTTGTTTGCCCTTCAAAACCTTAAAAAAATTTTTGTTAGACAAAAATGGACCAAAATCTATTTCTTACGACAAATTTAAGTATCAAGTTTTTACAAGAGGTAAATACATGTTGGACTACTTGGGCACAATAAAAAAAATGCTTGATAAAAAGACGCTTCCAAAAGCGTCTTATTGAAAAAGGAGGTCATAATGTTACTACCAACAAATAATGACGATATAAGCGATTTTGAGCTTGTAGAACAGCCTTCAAATACTTATCGTCTTATATATTTAAAAGATAGATTAAAAGGTTTTACGGACGATATAGAAGCCTTAAAACAAACTATTTATTTTATTTTAAATACAGAACGTTATGATTACTTGATTTATGATTGGGATTACGGTTTTCAAATCAAAGATCTAATAGGCCAAAACCCAAAAGATATTTTGCAAACTATTCAGATGAGAATCTCAGACGCTTTAATTCAAGATACAAGAATTACGGAGGTTTCAAATTTTGCTTTTGATATTAATAAAAATAAAGTCAAGGTAACTTTTACGGTTAAGAGTATTTTTGGCGACATAGAACAAGAATTAATTATTTAAAAACCCAAACGTGAAGGGCTTTGAATGTGATATAATAGTTATGTGGAGTAAAAAAAAGGGCAAAAGGGGTGTTTATTATGTTTGATATTTATTCAGAAGTAATAGAACGTTTACAGCAGTTTGGGTACCGACCAAGTCAAGCGGATGGATCAGTGATTTTTGTCTTGAGAAATAAAACGATAGATGAAATAAAAAACATATGTAATATTGACAAAGTACCTTATGAGGTAGAAGATTTATTTGATAATGAGTTTGAAACCTTGAAATATAAGGTGGTAGATAAAATTTGTGCTGAATTACTATTAATGAAATTAAACACGGGAGTGCTCAATCTTGATGATATAGATATAAGCAAAATAGACATTAAAAGCGTGACCGAAGGTGATACCTCAGTCACTTATGCCACTGACGGCGGCCAAAGCCGTGAACAAATAGTGAATTCTTACTTAACTCAGTTAAGCACTTTAGACAAAGAAGAATTATATAAATATAGAAAAATGGAGTGGTAATATGATAACAATGGAAAACATAAGGGAAGCGATTGAAAGCCTTTATTTGGGAACGTGTGATATAAAAGTAAAACAAAAGACTTTTAATCCACAAACCAAGCAACAAGACTTTTCAGAAGCAATATTATATGCGTCCCAACCTTGCAGATTGTCATATTCTATTTTTGACCAAAACCAAAACCAAGACGGTGCCGCAAAGAAAAGACAAATTATAAAATTATTTTTAGCACCCGAGCCCGTTATACCCCCAGGCTGTAAAATAGAAGTTACACAAAATAACAAAACAGAAGTATATAAAGCTAGCAGCCAACCGGCTATTTATCGTAATCATCAAGAGTTAGAATTAGAACTTTTTGATAAGTGGGCTTAATAAGGGATGTTTAAAAATATAATTAAAATAAGGTTAAATAGTCTAATTAAAAAATGGAATTAAAAATGAATATTGCCGCCTTAAAACAACTAAGAAATAAAATAAAAGATTTTACTAAAAGACAAAAAATAGAGCTATGCGAGAAAATAGCTAAGGAAACGGCTTTGTTATTGTTGAGGCGGGTAAGATATAGAACGCCGGTTAAAACCGGAAATTTGCGCCGAAATTGGTCAAGAAGCGGCAGGCAAATAAAAAATGGCTATCAAGAAACCGTTTTTAACCAAACAGAATATGCGGCTTATGTCGAATTTGGTCATAGAAAACCAAAAAATAAAGGTTGGGTAGATGGTAAATATATGCTTACAAAATCTGAAAAAGAGATAAGCGATATATACCAAAAGATAGCCGAAAAACAAGTTAATAAAGCTTTGGAGCGATTATTAAATGATAACTAAAACAGAGATTAAAAATGCAGTTTACAATATTTTACGAAAAGATGGCGATGAATATATTGAAGGTATACGTGTGGCAAATTGGAATGATTTACCAGGGAAAGCTGGATATCTTTTTGTAGATCTAAAAGAGCAGGGGGCTGCAATACGTAAAGCGCCAAATTTATATTATTTAACTGCTATAGTTAGAATAACTTGTTATAATATTTTAGAAGAAGATTATTTAAATCTTTGTGATTTGTTATTTATAGATTTGGTAGTAGAAGATTTGCTCTTTAATAGCGATAAAAGAGTAGACGCCTTAAGTGCAAGTTGGGAATTAGACGATGGGCTTATGCGTTTTTATGTTACTTATGGCTATAATGTAGAATTTGAAAAAAAAGTTGGCAATGGAAAGCCTATAGCATTAAAGATTTAGAATGATCAATAAAATAATTAATGCGATAAGTAACGCAATATACCCCAACTTTGGCAATGACTACGAAATATATACGGAGCAGGTCGAACAAGATTTAAAAGAACCTTGCTTTTTGATAAAACACGTAGAATCAAGCTTAAGGCCAATAATACCCCCAAGATACTATTTTAAGAATACGTTTGATGTTTTGTATTTTAGCGATCAAATAGCCAAAACCGAAGATTTTAATACAAAAAGTTTTAATTTGTTTAGTATACTTGAATTCATAGATACAGAAGATAATGATAAGCTACACGGCACAAATATGGAGTACAAAGTCATTGATGAAGTTTTACATTTTTATGTTGATTATAATTTGATTTTAAGGGCAGAAGATGTTATAATTGATAAAATGGAAGGAATAAAAATAAATACAAGAGGTAAATAAAAATGGCATTAGGTGGCGGAACTTTTGTAACTATAGGCGAAAAAAAATTGCCGGGTAGTTATATAAATTTTGTATCAGCAAGCCGCGCGACATTAGCCTTGAGCGAACGAGGTTATGCGGCAATACCCTTGGCTTTAGACTGGGGCGAGACTGGTAAGGTAATAACCTTAACGGCTGGAGATTTTCAAGATAAAGCCTTTGAGCTTTTTGGCTTAAATTATTCTTCAGATGAATTAAAGCCAATAAGAGAACTATTTTTAAATGCTAGAACGCTTTATATATATCGTTTGGGTAGTAACGGCGTAAAAGCGTCTGGTAGCTTGGCAACGGCTAAATATCCTGGTACTTTGGGAAATAAAATAAAAATAGTTACCACGGCAATAGTTGACGATGAGACAACCACGGGCTATAGAGTACAGACCTTTTTAGATAATGTTTTGGTTGATACTCAAGAGGTTAATAGCGCGACTGCAAAAACCGACGATTTAGCCGAAAATAATTTTGTTGACTGGATAGAAGATGTAAGCTTATCAGCAGGCACAATTACATTGACAAGTGGAACAAACCCAACAATAACAAGCGTGGACTACGTGGACTTTTTAGCCGCGATAGAACCTTACTCATTTAACACTATTGGGTATGCTGGAACAGATTCAGCAGTAAAAAGCTTATTTGCGGCCTTTACTCGTAGATTACGTGATGAAATGGGCGTAAAGTTTCAATGCGTTTTATATAATTATTCGTCCGCGGATTATGAGGGCGTTATATCAGTTGAAAACACTATAAATAATGCTCAAAGCGGCGAAGCAGGTAATTTAGTTTATTGGGTAACCGGTGCGGAAGCCGGATGCGCTATAAATAAATCAAATACAAATAAAAAGTATAACGGCGCTTATGATATTAATGTTTCTTATACTCAGTCACAATTAGAAGACGCTTTAGACGCTGGAAAGTTTGTTTTTCATAAAGTTGGTGATGAAATACGCGTATTGGAAGACATTAATACGCTTACAAGTTTTACCGACGAGAAGGGTGAAGACTTTAAATATAACCAAACTATAAGGGTAATGGACCAAATAGGAAATGATATTGCGGCTATATTTAATACGCGTTATCTTGGATTAATACCCAATGATGAAAGCGGGCGCGTTTCTTTGTGGAACGAAATTGTTAAATATCATAAAGTACTAGACGGAATTGGAGCTATAGAAGATTTTAGTACTGAAGATATAACCGTTGAGAAAGGGCCAACAAAGAAATCTGTTGTCATATATGACAATATAACGCCAATAAACTGTATGGCTCAGCTATATATGATTTGCAAAATAGAATAAAAGGGGTGGTAACTTTGACAAGAATGAACGCAAAAGATAGCATATCCGCTTCTTTGGCAGAGTGTTTTGTTACTATAGATGGTAATAGATATAATTTTATGCAGGCAATAAATTTAGAGGCTACAATAACAAAAAATAAGGTAGAAGTGCCAATTTTGGGACAAACTGGCCGTGGTCATAAGTCTACAAGTTGGAATGGAACGGGCTCAGCTACTTTTCATTTCAATACGTCAATGTTTGGCAAGTTAATGGAAAAATATAAAGACAGCGGCGAAGATTTGTATTTTGATATACAAATAAAAAATGAAGACCCAACGTCAGAAGTAGGGTCGCAGATTGTAATTTTGCGCGGTTGTAACTTAGACGGTGGAACTTTAGCAAAATTTGACGCTGACGCAGAATATCTAGATTCAAGCGTTGATTTCACTTTTGAAGATTATTCTATAGTTAGACCGTTTGAAAATTTGACAGGCATGCTGTAATTTCTTGACTTTTATGTATGCCGCCGACTTAAATAAGAAGGCGGCTGTTTAACAAAGGGGATTAAAAAATGAGTTCAAATTTAAGAGGCTTTTTTAAAGAAAACGCGCTAAAAACAGAAAGTATAAAATATGTTGCTTCAGATCGTTTTTTGGACGAAAACAAAAAACCGATAGAATGGGAAATAATACCAGTTAGTTCTGAAATAGGCGAAGAGCTAAAAAAACAAGCTATGAAAAGGGTACAAATAAAGCGTGGTGTAATTCAAAACGAGCTAGACGGAGCTAAATACGCTTGTTTACTAGCAGCAGCATGTACCGCATACCCAAATTTGAATGATGTAGACTTGCAAAATTCGTATGGAGCAATGAGCGCCGAAGAATTGTTAAAAAAAATGTTGTTGCCGGGCGAATATACAGACTATTTGGGCAAGATAGAGGAAATATGTGCTTTTGAAAAAAATATAGGTGTTTTAGTCGAAGAAGCAAAAAACTAATACTGGGCGGTGATTTTGAGTCAAATTATGCTTATTTTGCTTTGCATAAACTCAAAATATTACCGTCCCAATTTGTAAATTTAGACATAGCCGAAAAGGCTTTTGTAATAGCCTGTATAGATATAAAAATAGAAAATGATAGAAAACAAAATCAAAAAGCAAAAAAATCAATAAAAAGGCGGTGATTAAGTGGCAACTATAACCAGTAATATAAAAATAATAGAAAACTTAACGGGTACGTTTACTAAAATAACAAACAAGATAGAAAAAACAGTGAATGCCTTTGAAAATATGGGGCGCGCGTCAAAATTGGCGGCTAACACTCAAGAGTTAGACAAAACAAGAAACAAAATGGAGCAAATAACGAATAATATAAATAAAATGAGCAACCAACAAAAACAATTTTCTAATGAGATTGAAAATAGCAGTAGAGCTACTGAAAATTTGTTGGGCAAATTCAAAAATATAGCTCAAACTATAGGCGGTTTATTTATTGGCAAGAAAATTGCGGATTTTGTTAAATCAAGTTTAGATTCAATGGCTACTCAAAATAATGCTGAATTACAACTTGGCGTAACTTTAGGAAACATGGGGGCGGCTAGTGATGCTTTTGATAAATTAACTCAAAAAGCGGCTAGTATACAAACAAAGGGTATTTTTGGCGATGAAGCTATGATATCAGCCGCCGCAGAATTAGCAACGTATATGACGGATGTTAGCGCGATAGAAAAAATGATGGATACTTTGTCAAATTACGCGATAGGTATGAGTAACGGGCAAGCGGTTGACCCACAACAAATGATAAATTATGCAACTAATTTAGGCAAAGTAACTATAGGGTCTTATGAGGCTATGACAAAAAAAGGCTTTGAGTTTACAGAAAGCCAAAAAGCAATAATAGAAGGAACGGCAACACAAGCCCAATTAATAGAAGTTTTGGGTAATAGATATATGGATCTATCTCAAGATATGCAAAAAGCAGAAACAATAGCACAAGTAATTAATGCAAGTTGGGGTAATTTATACGAGACTATGAGTAATACACCAACAGGCAAAATAACGCAGTTTAAAAACGCTTTAGGTGATATACAAGAACAAATAGGAGCACGGCTATCTCAAAGCGTTGTGACTTTGTTCGACACGATAAATAAAAATATGCCTTTTATACAAAATGTTTTATTGGGTATATCAGATATTTTGAGCCCAATGATTCAAACGTTAAGCGTTATTTCAGGGGTTATTTTAGACATAGGTAACCGCGTATATGAGTTTTTTGAAAGTACATTTCCAAATTTTTCTAGTATGGCAGGAGTTATATTAGGTATAACCGCGGCTGTTTTGGGTCTGGGTGTAGCTTTTTCTCTTTTAACAAGCCCAATTAGTTTAGTAGTTTTGGCAGTTTCTGGTATAGTACTAGCTATAAATTATGTGATCAAAAAAATAAATGATATGACTGGTGCAACTGTAAGTGCGACGGGCTTTATAGCCGGAACGTTTATGCAGCTGTATTCTATTATATATAACATAGTAGCGCGTATTTGGGATGCTTTTGCGTCTTTAGTAGAGTTTTTTGCCAATGTTTGGGCTCACCCTGTAGAATCAGTAAAAATTTTATTTTCTAATTTTTCAGCCTTTATTTTTGATTTGGCGGCCGATATTACAACTTGTTGGGACAAAGTTGCGACAAATATAGCAAATGCTATGACAAAAGCTATAAATTTCGTCATTAGTGGTTGGAATAAAGTAATTGACTTAATAGGCGCTGATTTAGCAAGCAAAATTGGGTTGGGCAAAGCAAACTTGATGGATCAAACGACATCAATAACGGGTACTTTTAGAAATCTAGCAAACCAAGCCCGGCAATCAGCAATAAATTCGCAACCCGAAAATTATTTTTCTGTAGCACGTATGAAATCAATAGATAATGCTTATCAAAAGGGCTATGATTTTGGGGTATCTTTAGAAAATAAAGTAAGTAACGCGGCCCAAAAGTTTGTTAATAACGGTTTGGTTACGGGGTTAGATAGTCTTGCTTCAAATACGGCTGATACGGCAAAAAATACCAGTGATCTAAATAATCAATTGGCAACAACCGCTGAAGATCTAAAATATTTACGTGACATAGCTGAAAAAGAAGCTATAAATAAAATAACAACGGCAGAAATAAAAATAGATATGACAAATAATAACGCTATTAATTCAAGTTTAGACATTGACGGTGTTATAAATAATTTGACTGAAAAATTAACTGAACAACTTGACACACAAGTATTAGGCGTATATAATTATTGATGAGGGCAAAACCCTCAAATTATGGTTCAATCTCCTTTATTTTATATTTTTTATTTTTTTCAATCAAAGCCTCCGAAAAGATAAGTTTAAAAAAGCAAAAAAAATGAAACCCAAGAACAGCCTTTAAGGCTGTTTTTTGTTGTAATCTTGAGACAAAAAATGTATAATTTATTTGTCTTAACGAAAAAAACAGGCAAAAAAGTTTAGGCAAATAAAACACAGCCAAAAAAACACAATCAAGTAAAGAATTTTTTTCTCAAAACAAATAAACGTAAAAGGGCGGGGAACCGCCCTTTTTGATAAAAGAATATGTTTTAGAAAAGTCAACGCAAGGCAAAAAAAGCTGGGGCATTTGCCCCAGAGTTTATTTTATGCCAAGTTCTTTTAACTTAGCTTCTATTTGTGATTTATATGATATATCGACTTTTAAGATCGTCATTGCTTTGTCCAATGATAAATTCAATTCTTGCATAAGATTTATCACGTCTTCAATAGCCTTTTTTGTCTCACCAACCTCAAGACCTTCTTGAAAGCCCTTTTTGCCGTGTAAATATTTTTCGCGCTCGTATTTTAGCCAATACTCGTATTCGGCTTTAAACTCTTCATCAGCACTTAGTTTTTTTAAAGTCAAGATATTTACCTCCATGGCAATGTTTTTATTCTGGCTTTTCGTTTAAAAGCGTCTTAATTTCTTGTTCGCTGCTTTTATCCAGACCACTAAAAGATAATGCCTCTTCAAGTGACATTTTGCCAGTTTTTACTAGTTTTGCAGCGAGTTCAATAGCCTTTTTTGTCTCACCAACTTCAAGACCTTCTTCAAAGCCCTTTTTACCGTGTAAATATTTTTCGCGCTCGTATTTTAGCCAATACTCATATTCAGCTTTAAATTCTTCGTCAGACATATATTTTTTATATATATTCATAGCTTGATCAACCTCCGGGATTTTACTGGTTTAAAAGTTTTTTAATTTGCTCTTCTTGGTTTTTATCTAACCCACAAAAGATTATTGCTTCATCAAGTGACATTTTGCCGGTTTTTATTAGTTTTACAGCAAGTTCAATTTTGGCGTTGGTTTCGCCTTTAGCAAGCCCTTTAGCAAGCCCTTTTTCTTCAGCTTCAGCAAGACGTTCGTTTTCATCCATCTCAGCCATAAGCTCGCGGGTTTCTATATAGTCTTTATATTCTTCATCAGACATGTATTTTTTATATATATTCATAGCTTGATCAACCTCCGGGATTTTATTTTTTAGACTTTCAGCTTCTTCCACCGTATTTGACTTAAGAAATTTTAACCATGTCCAAAGTTTTTTATTATCGTCATTCGGTGGTATTTTTGGTAATTCTAAAATATATATTAGCTCAACATCGGTAGCTATTTTATTAGTTGCCAAATTATACCAAACAAGCGGATTAAAATACGGCTCATCATCTTCAAAGATTTTAAAATCTACTATCGAGATTATAATAGACGATTTGATATTTAAATATCTATTTTTTTTATCACCGTTTTTATGTACCTGTTTTGCTGTCATTTTTGAAGCGTAATATACGCTTCTTTTTATCATGTCATGATGATTGGCGATTTGAATTTCTACATCTATTAATCGTCCGTCTTCAGTTTTTGCCAAGATGTCAACAGTGCTACTTCTTTCATCTTTGCTCTCAACTGGCAAATCTGGGTTAATAATAATTATCTCCGAAAATTCAATTTTAACGGGGCTTTGCTCGAAAACATGTCTTAAAAAAGCCGCCAAAATATTAACGTTTCTTTCATCACCAAATATTGACTTAAATATAGTATCACCACGCGGGGTATAACTTATTTTTATATTCTTGCTCATTTGTTCACCTCCAAAAATTTATATAATTATAACATAAAAAATAAGCAAATGCAAGTATTTTTTTGTGGTATTTCTTACCAAATATGATAAAATAAGTAAAATAAAAACAGAAAAAACCGGGGGAGGTAAAATATTATGTTTGAAGAATATACATTTGAGCAAATAATGAATAATATGATGTCACGCGTACCAAATACGATAGATAAACGGCAAGGGTCAGTTATATATAACGCATTGGCCCCGGCAGCCGTTGAATTACAAAATATGTATATAAATTTAGATGTAATTCTAAATGAAGGATTTGCAAATACGGCAAGCCGCGAATTTTTAATAAAACGAGCAGCTGAGAGAGGTTTAGCGCCTTATGAGGCTACAAAAGCAACAGTAAAAGCCCAAGTAGTACCAATAACAACGATTTTACCCGTTGGTTCAAGATTTTCTTTAGATGATTTAAATTATATTGTGACGGGGCAATATTATATGTCAGATTTACCAGTGGAGGGCCAATATATTTTAGAATGTGAAACACCAGGGGCATCAGCAAATTATAATCTTGGTGATTTAGTACCAATTGATTATATCGAGGATTTACAAAGAGCCGAAATAGTGCAAATATTGACGCCCGGCGAAGATGAAGAGGGCACAGATGAATTTAGACAAAGATATTTTGAAAGCTTTGACAAACAGGCTTACGGCGGGAATATTACGGATTATAGACAAAAAACAAAAAAAATAAATGGCGTTGGTGGCGTTAAAGTTTACCCAATTTGGAACGGCGGCGGTACGGTTAAATTAGTTATAATAGATTCTACTTTTAGTAAACCCAGCACGGATTTAGTTAATCAAGTACAAACTTTAATTGACCCTGTACAAAACCAGGGCGAAGGTTTGGGAATTGCCCCAATTGGCCACGTTGTTACCGTTGAAGCCGTTGGCGAAGAAACGATTAATATTGTATCAAATATAACTTTAGAAGACGGCTATGTTTGGGCTGACGTTGAAGCAAACGCCCGTCAAGTTATAAATGATTATTTTTTAGAGCTTAATACAGATTGGGAGAACCAAAATAATATTATTGTTAGAATCTCACAAATTGAGACGCATTTATTAAATGTGTCTGGTATAATAGACGTTGCGGACACAGAGCTTAATGAGTTGGCGGCAAATTATCAAGCACAGCCAAATAATATAGTAATTTTGGGGTCTTTGTCCAGCTTAGAATAAAAGGAGTTTTTTTAGTGAATAAAGTAATTTTAATGGGCCGGTTAACACGTGACCCGGAGGTCAGATATAGCCAAGGTGATACGCCTTTAGCTATTGCGCATTATACTTTGGCAGTACCTCGAAAAATTAAACGCGAAAACGAGCCGGACGCAGATTTTGTGAATTGCGTGGCTTTTGGAAAAACTGGCGAGTTTGCTCAAAAATATCTACAAAAAGGCAAAATGATTTGTATTTGTGGCGAAATTAGGGTTAGAAGTTATACAAACCAAGAAGGTCAAAGAATATGGACAACCGAGGTAATAGTAGAAGAACATTATTTTACAGGAGCAGGCACAGGGCAAAAAGTAGAGGGCAATAATATAACTGATATTTTAGATGATTCAGATTTGCCTTTCTAGATACAAAAAAAATAGGCGATAAATAATACCAAAAAATAAATAAAAGCGATTCTTGCGTCGATTTGACGCCTTAAAATTGAAATATAATGCTGGGGGTTTTAGTGTGGAAAGAGAAAACATAGATATAAAAGATTATTGGCCGTTAGTTATAAAAAGAATTTTGGAGTTTGAAAAAATAGCCGATGCAGAAAACCCGGAAATAAATAATTTATGGGCGGCTCATAAAGACGTTTTAGATAACCAATTTATAAAAACTTTGACAGAGGAAGGATGCAAGCGTTGGGAAAATATTTTAAACATAGTACCAATGGGAACGGACACACTAGACGATAGACGTTTTAGAATATTAGCGCGAATAAACGTGGATTTGCCTTTTACTTTTAGACAATTAAAAAATATGCTATATGCGCTTTGCGGCGATGATTATACTTGCGAATTAATTAATAACGAATATAAACTAGTTGTTAGGCTTGCATTGAGCGTTAGAAAGCAGTATAATGAAGTTGATAGTTTGCTAAGAAAAGTAGTGCCGGCAAATTTGATAATCGATTTGTCTTTGCTTTGGAATCAATATTTGATTTTAGAACCGTTTACGCATGAAGAACTAGAAGAGTACTTGCATAGTGAATTAAGGGAGGAAGATTTGAATCCGGCAAACTATAATAAATATTTAGCTTTAACACCGTTAACTTATCGAGAATTAACGGCTTATGATCATAAAAACTTAAGAAAGGGGAATTTGACAAATGGCTGATTATACAGAAAATTACAATCTTAAAAAACCTGATGACACAAATTTTTATAACATACAAGATTTCAATGGGAATGCCGATATTATTGATGCGGCCTTAAATGATAAACTAGAAAAAGACTTTTCTAATATTTCAAGTGGGGCAATACCAATAGCTAACGGTGGAACCGGAGCAACGACGGCTACCCAAGCCTTAAGTAATTTGGGGATTACGACAGCTTTAGACAACAAATTGAATAAAGATTTTTCCAATGTTTCAAGTGGAGCCGTGCCAATAGCCAACGGCGGAACTGGAGCAACAACCGCGGCTGATGCTTTAAGTAATTTGGGAATTACGACGGCTTTAGACAACAAATTGAATAAAGATTTTTCTAATGCGTCCGGTGGAGTGATACCAATAACAAGCGGCGGGACTGGTAATAGTGCCGGATATATAAGAACTGGCCAAAAAGAAAATACGAGTGTAGGAGATTATGCAACTTGTGAGGGTCAAAATAACACAGCAAGTAATACTTACGCACATGCTGAAGGGTACAACACGACAGCAAGCGGAACAAGATCACACGCTGAAGGGGAGGGCACGATAGCAAGCGGAACGTACTCACATGCTGAAGGTGAATCAACCATAGCAAGCGGAACAAGATCGCACGCTGAAGGTGAATCAACCACTGCAAGTGGTACAAGTGCGCATGCTGAGGGCTGGAATACAACAGCAAGTGGAAATGAATCGCACGCTGAAGGTAGGGGCACAACAGCAAAAGGATGGTATTCACATGCTGCTGGGAGCAACACAATATCTAATTACTACCAAACAGTAGTAGGACGCTACAATGTAGAAAAGGGGGATACATCATTCTATATATCTGGAAGTGGATATTTTATAGTTGGCAGCGGAACGGGCTCATCAGCAAAAGCAAATTGCTTTAGAGCAACAGAAAGTAATACTTACGGCCAAACATATAACACGTCAGGTGCGGATTATGCAGAAATGTTTGAATGGCTTGATGAAAATCAAGTGAACGAAGACAGAGCTGGGAAATTTGTGACTTTAGACGGTGATAAAATAAGACTTGCAAATGAAAAAGATACTTATATTTTGGGTGTTGTTTCAGGTAATGCCTCAGTTATTGGCGATTCTTACGCTGATCAATGGGCATATATGTATGAGCAAGATGTTTTTGGACGTCCGATTTATGAGACCGTGACAATACCAGAAGAAAGAGATGAAAACGGTGATTTGATAGTTGAAGAACATACAGAAGAACAATTAAAAGTATCAAGTAAATATGACAGTGAGAAAAAATATATACCACGTAATGAAAGACCAGAATGGGCAGCAATTGGTTTATTAGGCAAATTGGTATGTTTAGACGACGGAACAGCTAAAGTTAATGATTATGTAAAACCAAATGAAAATGCAGTTGCTACGGTTTCTGAAACACAAACAAAATATCGTGTTATGAGGCGAATTGATGAGTCTTATATTCAAATAATGATTTTATAAGGGTGATAAAATGGCTAATTATACAGAAAATTATAATCTTAAAAAACCTGATAGAACGGATTTTTATAGTGTTCAAGATTTTAATGATAATGCCGATATTATAGATACAGCTTTAAATGACAAATTAAACAAAGATTTTTCTAACGTATCAAGTGGAGCCGTGCCAATAACCAACGGAGGAACTGGAGCAACTACTGCTGCTCAAGCTTTAATAAATTTAGGGGTTACGACCGCTTTAAATAACAAGGTTGATAAAGATTTGAGCAACGTAACTGGTACTTTGCCTATATCTAATGGCGGAACTGGAGCAACTACAGCAGCTCAAGCCTTAATAAATTTGGGTGTAGAAAATAATTACGGCTTTCTAGGAAATAATGGTTGGGTAACTAACCAAAATATTTTGACGTTTATAGATTCAATTGAGGTGCCGCATTGTGGTTTTTTTGGGACCGAAGATTGTACAGGAACACCAGATGATACAACCAGGTGGTGGGGTTTTAACCTGGCGATAAACAGAGGACATAAAGTATTATTTGCTTATCGTGTTAGTGATTATACAAATGCGACTTGTGATATTTGGATAAATCAACGTTGGTATGTAAATACTGCTGATACATGGTGTGGTTGGCGTAAAATATTAACGTCACCGGCAAATACAAATGTTGGCGTTACTTATGTGACTTCAAGTACCCCGTCAACAGCACAAAATAACGATTTATGGGCGTGGTAGCATGTTAAAGAAGAAAGTAAATGGGGCTTGGTCAAATATAAGCGCTGTAAAGAGAAAAACAAATGGCAGTTGGTCTGATTGCACAAGCGTAAAGAAAAAATATAATGGTTCTTGGACAAAAGTATGGCCTTCTTCTACTTTTTATCTTGGTACAGAAAAATTCTCCGAATCAAATTATGGTCAGCTTGCTGAATTGTATTGGACTTACGAGGTATTTAAAACAGTTTCAAGCAGAATGGATGGTGGAATTTTTCAGATGAGTGCAAAAGGAACTGGCGCAAATGCTCCTTCAAAAGGCGGAATAGCTTATGGTGATACCTTTGTTAGACTTGAAAGTGAGCCTTTTTACTTGTATATAGATCAGGAGATTGTTGAAAGTAACAAAGCAACAGTAGAGGCAATATTATTTATCCAAACATCCGGTGATTATGATTTTTATATAGTGAGAAGATATGCTTTTACAAGTTCTCGCCAGATACAAAGCTTCTACATTCCAAGTATTTCTAGTCAATTTGGTGCCTATGTATATCTATATTTTTATATATCTTCTAATGACTTTACTTCAGGTAGTAGCAGCACACCAAGTGCAACAGCAAGGATATACGGCATGTGGACTGATACCACAAGATATGATTTGAGTTATTAGCCTACTTTATCGTTAGCTCAAATCTAATACGTCTAAAATCAATTTGAATTCTTTTTTGGTATAAATTTACGTCTAGAAATAAAAACTGCGTTTTTGCGCGGTTTTTGCTTTATTATAAAAAGTGTGGTAAAATAAATAAAGAGGTGAAAAAAATGGGAAAAGAAAAAACAACGGACGAATTCAAAACACAGAGCCGCAAATTTGCTTTTTGGTTAAGACCGGAAAATTTGGAAAGAGTAGCCGGATATTTACAAAAAGGCTATTCAGAAAATCAATTGCGGCGACAAGTTTTCAAGATTTGTACCACTACGTTTTCAGAATGGAAAGAAAAAAGCGAGGATCTAAGAAAGGTAATAGAAGAAAATATATATTCAGTAGAAGAGGCAGAAGGTGCTTTGATTAGATTAATGAATGGCTATTATGTCACAGAAACTATTACAGACTTCATGGGAAGAGAAACAAAAAAGACAAGATATATACAGCCGTCAGTATCGGCGATAATGTTTTATTTGAGAAATAAAGACCCGGAGCATTGGAATATAAAGGCTAATGACCCCGCAAATGTTGATTTTGTACCTGTGATAATAAAAAATGACCTTAAAAGCTAGAGAATTATCTTTAAAAAAAATAGTTGGCGGCGGCTATAATGAGTTTTGGACGACAAAAAAAAGATATGTCGTATGTAAAGGAAGCCGCGCAAGCAAAAAATCAAAAACAACAGCTTTATGGCACATAGTAAATATAATGTCTTACCCCGGCGCAAACGCTTTAGTAATTAGAAAAACCGAAAGAACGTTAAGAGATAGCTGCTTTGCTGATCTAAAATGGGCGATAAATAGGCTTGGTGTAAATAAGTATTGGAAAATAACCGTTAACCCTTTGGAGCTTATATATAAAAAAACAGGCCAAAAAATATTATTTAGAGGCTTGGACTCACCTTTAAAGCTTACATCAATAGCAGTTGACAGCGGCGTAATTTGTTTTTTATGGCTCGAGGAAGCGTTTGAGATAACAAAAGAAGACGACTTTAATTATATAGATGAATGTATACGTGGACAGTTGCCAGAAGGTTTATGGAAGAGGGTTACTATTTTATTAAACCCTTGGAGCGAGCGCCACTGGATAAAGAAACGTTTTTTTGATAATCAAGACGAAGACACTTACGCATTTACGACAACTTATAAAGACAATGAGTTTCTAGACAAAGCAGATTTAAAATTATTTGAACGTATGAAAAAAAACAACCCGCGGCGTTATAATATAGCAGGGTTGGGTAATTGGGGTATTTCAGAAGGATTGGTATTTGAAAACTTTATTCAAAAATATTTTGATATTGAGCAACTAAAGAAAAACCCAGATGCAAAATTTATATTTGGCCTGGATTTTGGATATGTTCAAGACCCAACGGCCTTTTTTTGTGGTATAATTAATATAAAAGAAAAACGCATATATGTATTCGATGAAATATATAAAAAAGGTTTAAGTAATGAAAAAATCTATTTGGAAATATTACGCAAAGGCTACTCAAAAGAGAAAATAATAGCAGATAGTGCCGAACCCAAGAGCATTGACAGGCTTTATGATTTGGGCTTACCACATATAACGGCCTCAAGAAAAGGCCCAGACAGTATATTAAACGGTATTGACTTTTTGACTGATTTTCAAATAATAATTAGCCCAAAATGTAATAATTTTTTTGATGAGATACAAAATTATACTTGGCAAAAAGATAAATTTGATAGACAAATTAATAAACCAATAGATGAATACAATCACTTAATAGACGCGATGAGATACGCAGTAGAGCCGTTTATTAAGGCGCGCGCATTTTCTTTTGATTAAAAATAATTTTACGAGGTGTTTTTATGTTTTTTGACCCACCAAATCTAATGGAGTACTATAATCAATTAATAGAAAACCAAGCCAAAGGCTTATTAAATGACAGGCAATTAATACAAACAGAAATTAACTTTTGGAAAATATCGCCAAAACGTCAAGAACAAATAAACGGCGATAAATATTATTGTGGTTATCATGATATTTTGAAAAAAAGACGTGAAGCGATAGGTGCAGGCGGCGAGATAATACCAATTTATAATTTGCCCAATAATAGAATTGTTGATAATCAATATAAAAAAATAGTTGACCAAAAAACGAATTTTTTAGTTGGTTTATCACCTTTGATAACAGCAGAAAATCAAAAATATGATGATCTATTACAAAATTATTTAGACGATGATTTTTTCAGGTTACTAAAAATGATTTGCATTGATTGCTTGAATTGTGGTATTGCTTGGGTTTACTCGTATTATGATGAAGACGGCGAATTTAGATTAAAGCGTTTTGCACCTTACGAGGTTTTGCCGTTTTGGGAAGACGAAGAACATACAAAACTTGCCGCAGTTGCGCGCTTATATAGTATTTGGGTTTATCAAAAGGGTACTAAAAAACTAGTTGAAAAAGTAGAGGTATACAAGCCCGAGGGCATTGAGTATTACGAATTTTATAACGGCCAACTTATAGAAGATGTCCAAAAACCGGCAACATCTTATTACAATATAGACAACAAGGCTTATAATTGGGGTAAAATACCATTAACGCCGTTTAAATATAATTATTTGGAAATACCACTAATACGCGATTTGAAACTTTTACAAGACGCATTGAATAAAACTTTGAGCGACTTACAAGATGATTTGCAAGAAGACGCCAGAAATACGATTTTGGTCCTTAAAAATTATGACGGGCAGAATTTGGGCGAATTCAGGCAAAATTTGGCAACATATGGAGCAATAAAAGTAAGAGGTGACGGCGACGTTAAAACTTTACAGGTTAATTTCAACCCTGAAAATTATAAGACAAACATTGAGATGATAAAGAAAGAACTTATAAGCGTTGGTAAGGGATACGACGCGGCAGACTTAAGATATGGAAACGCACCAAACGAGATGAATATAAAATCAATATTTAATGATATTAATATGGACGCAAACGCAATGGAAGTAGAATTTAGAGCGTCAATAAAAAAATTGTTATATTTTATAAATGTGGATTTGGAAAACAAGGGCAAGGGTAATTTTTTTGATGAAGAAGTAGACATTATGTTTAACAAAGACCAAATCGTAAACGAGAGCGAAATAATAAATGATATAAAAAATTCTGTTGGCTTAATATCAAATCAAACGCTTATAAAAAATCACCCTTATATTGACGATTTACAAGAAGAATTGAAACTCATAAAAAATGAGAAGCAAGAAGATAATTTTGATGATAACTTTTTTAACACGCAGGCTCAAAATTGACGTCTAACACGCTCATTTTTGGGCTTTTAGTTTTTTTAGGTAATATTTATAGTCTCAAACAAAAAAACGTAAATTTGAGGCGTGTACACAAAAAAAACCAGGTCACACTGGTTTTCTTTGCCAATCCGTAAAAAAAATAATAATCTAACGTGATTTTGTGTTTATTTCAAAAAATTTATTAACTTAAGATCAGGAGGATAGAAAACATCCAAAAAAGTGTTTTGCCCAAAATTAGGCAAATAAATTATAGCACAAAAAAAGACCGCATTCACAATGCGGCCCTTTAAAAGATAAATTATTTTTTGTAACGTGTTTTGCCTTAATTTTTTTTTAACCCGCCCTTTTTATGGGCGTAATGCTACCGTTTTATAAAAAATTTGATCATGATTATCATACAAACTTAACTTGTACTTCGTAAAGTTTGAAGTTTTGAAGTGACGTTATACGCTTTCTTGGTACATTCGGGGTAATCCTGAACCCCCAAATTAGGTAAGAAAACAATTTGAAATTAATTGAAATTAAATTTTGAAAAAGTTGAAAATACTATTTTAGAAGCCTGTTATTTCGTGCTACTTTTGCCCTTTTTTTTCGGGCATATATATTATAACACAAAAAAAGACCTGGAGGGGACCAGATCTTTTTGAATAAAATGTTTTTATATATAAAATAGAACGCTTGGGACTGATTGACTAAAGCCCCGTTTTTTGTTGCCCTACAACTATTTTTTTTAGAACCATATTTGAGTTTATGATTACAAACTATATTACATTTAGATTTTTGCTTTATGCGCTTTATTAATTATGAGTATTTGCCCTTTTTTTGAGCATATATATTATAACACAAATAGCCGCGTTTGACACGCGACTTTAAAAGAACTCACGAACATAGAAAAAACTAGCAAAACTAAACGACATCAATACGATTTTGCCCTTTTTTGGGGGCATATTTATTATATAAAGCCACATTGAAAAATATAGCTCTAAACAAAAAAAATATACTTTTAAGAATGAGACTGCAAGTAAAAAAAATATCTTGTGTTATTTTTGCCCGTTTTTTTCGGACTTATTTATTATAACACAAAAAGCCATTGAAAAATGGCTTCTACTGGGTAAAAATGTCAAACAATAAATATATCTTCTTGCTTCACAAAAGTGGAATAGTTTGCCCTAATTTGGGCAAATTAATTATATCATATTTTTACCATTTGACACCTATTAAAGTCAAATCCATAAAATGGGAATGAGTATCAAAATAGTGCACCGCTTTTTCTATCAGCATTAATTTTTTTAATATAATGTCGCCAAGGTCAAAATAATTATACACACAAAAACCAGCGCGAAGCCTATAATCGCCAATTACTTTCTTGAGCGTTATTTTTCTTTCTACAAAGTTATAATATTTTAATATTACATCTGCCTTGTTTTGAGCGTTTTCAGCTTCATCGGCTTTTTCTGTGAGCTGTAAAACACCCCATTTTTTGATATTATCTGTGCTTTGAGCAACATAAAATTCTCTTTGACCGGTTTCTGTATTGTCTCTATAAATAATAACTTTATTATAAGTATTTTTATCTATCGTGGTCTGATAGTCAAAATTCTGCGTATTATCGCCACTAACGACCATATCTAACTTTAGATTATTTATATTTTTTAGCGTTAATTTGCCAAAATCATCATACAAGACAAATATATTGCCGGTGTTTAAGCAAGCTTCGTAAATTAAGTTTTGTACCATATCAAGCAAAGTATTATTATCTTCAAGCCTTGATGCTATTTTATAGCCTGTGTTATCTAACTCGCCAACTTTCAAACCAAAGTCATCTGCAATTAGTCTTATCAAGTCTTCAGGCCCTTTGTTTTGATATATATAAGTATGTTTTGACTTTAGATATCTTATTTGGTCAAAGGCTGTTACTTTTATATGATGTTCTTTATCACGTGATTTTGAAAATACAAAACCATAAAATATATTTTTACCATTAGCTTTAAAAATAACTGTGCTGCCCTCATTAAAAGATATTATATCATCTTTCATAACTGTAAAAGTTAATTTGCCCGGCGCATCTTTTCTCGAGGTTTCCCAGGTTATCCCCTCTTTTACTATTGGGGTAAACATTTTATTTTCATGGTTTATAATATAAAGCTCTAAAATTTGAGCTTCTTTTTTTTGGCTTTCATCGAGAGTGACATACTCACGCCTAACATTACCCGCTCCGCTTATACTTTTTATAACAACACTGCTTATTTCTTTAGTTTGTGTTATTTCGCTTTGAGTCTCAATTTGGTCCTGAACAATTGAGGCATTTGTGATACTTTCGTCATTCGTATATTTTGGCGTACCAAACCCGGATAAACGGCTATCATTCAAAGAATATGAGCGTTTAGCTACTTTATTTGACGTATTACCTTCTATAGTGCTAAAAGTTGCGCCATTTGATTCTAAAACTATGCCTGTATGACTTGCTCCGTTTGACTTTTGAATCATTATATCGCCGGGGCTCGGTTTATAACCTTTATTTTTGTATAACCCTTGATTTCTAAAAAAGGTTTGCAAATTAGATACTGACGCCGTTTTTGGTATTATGTTTGTAGATATTCCAGCTTGATTAGCACACCATGCGACAAAAACCGCACACCAAGGATAATTTGCCCCACTTACGGCATGTCCATAATACCATGTATTATATTTTACGTTGCTGCTTCCAATCGGTTTTTCTGTAGTTCCTATTTGTTCTTTTGCTATTTCTAGAATTTTTTGCCTCAATAAGTTCACCGCCTTCTAGTTAATTACGACTCCATATTTATTTTTTAAAAGCGCTTTTATTGGCTTGGTGAATTTTGACGCCAATTTATAGTCTTTTAACGTTGCTAAAAAGTTTTTTTTGCTTTTCTTTTGTTCTACTATCTCATTGCACACTTTTTCTATACGTTCACTTAATATGTCATAATATATATCATATGTTTTACAAATATCTGAAATTGAAGTATGAGTTTCTTGTATTGCGTGTTCAATACTTGTCCCATATTGCAAAGCATAATTTATAATTTTTTCTGTTTGCACATCTATATTATTTTGAGTCATTAGTTTGCCTCTTTTTTATATATCTATCAAAAATAACTATTAGCCTTAACATATCTTCAGAAAGATCTAAACTTTCGCCGTCTCCTTTTATAGCTCCTGTATCACACATTTTTTTTACACTTTCTTTGGCATACTCCGGTACCTCGTCAATTGTATTATACCTTTTGGGTCCTGTCACAAAAACCTTATTTTTGCTTTGTATTTGAAAATAATCACAAATACCCAAGGCTATAGCCCCAGCTATTTTATCCAGATAAAAATCGTCTATTAACGACTCTAAATCTTCTCGATTGCTTAAAAAGCCCGCTTCTACTAATACTGCTGGCATCTTTGTATTAGTTATTACATATAACATATTAGTGTGTTTAACGCCGCGGTCCTTAGCTTTCGACGCGGTTATTAAAGCTTTTTGTATATATTTAGCTAAATTTCTGTCTTGAAATTCTCCAAAACAAAGCGTTTCTATACCATTCGCAGACGGATTAGTCGCAGAATTTATATGTATAGATACAAATATATCACACTTGTTTTTATTGGCTATACTACAACGATCATCTAAAGATACATATATATCTTCTGTTCTAGTAAATATTATTTTAAATTCGTTTTCACTCTCTAAGAAAAAAGCTAATTTTTTTGCTATATCAAGATTAAAATTTTTTTCTTGATAGTTACCGTTTACAGCTCCGGGATCTTTACCCCCATGCCCCGGGTCAATACAAATTTTATACATTTTATCACCTTTTTTTGCCATTTTTTACTTTTTGTGGTAAAATTATACCATGAATAAAAAGTATTGGGCAAATAGAATTCTACGCCAACAACAAGAAATTTTTAAAAACGCGGATAAGCTAACACAAAATATAAATTCTCAATACAACAAGGCTATAAAAAAAATAGTCGAGGAGATACAAATATTTTTTGCGCGCTTTGTTGATAATAATAAAAATGTTAGCTTTGCTGACGCCCGCAAGCTCTTGACAAATAGACAGCTTAAATTATTCAAAATGGACGTAAAAGAATATATAGAAAAAGGCAAAACACTCGAGTATTCTAAAGCGTGGGCCCAAGATCTAGAAAACGCATCTATAAGATACAGAGTAAGCCGGTTAGAAGCTTTATTATTTCAAATGCGCCAAGAAGTCGAATGTATATCGGCTCAAGAAAATACTGAATTAAAAAAAGCCTTACAAGATATATATTCTGAAAATTATTATAAAACGATATACCAAATACAAAAAGATTTGGGGCATAGCTTTTCCTTTGCTAAATTAGACACAAATAAAATTAATAAAGTCTTATCATCACCTTGGGCCGCGGATGGTTTGAACTTTTCAGAAAGAATATGGGGTAAACAAAGACCAGAATTATTAAAAGTGCTTGAAACTGACTTCACACAAGCTATAATCCGCGGTGATGACCTAAACAAAGTCATAAAAAAAATATCAAATGATTTTAACGTGGCTAAACACAGGGCCGCAAATCTAGTTCAAACAGAATCAGCCTTTTTTGCTTCTCTAAGCACTAAAGATGCTTTTATTGAATCAGGCGTAGAAAAATATCAAATTCTTGCGACACTAGATGACAGAACTTCAGAGATTTGTCAAAATATGGATGGTAAAATATTTCCAATGAGTCAATATGAGCCGGGTATTACCGCACCACCTTTTCACAATTATTGCCGGTCTACAACTATTCCGGTTGTTGACGATGATTATATAGAAGGCGAGACACGGGCCGCACGAGACAATATCAGCAATAAATATTTTACAGTGCCAGCAGATATGACTTACAAAATTTGGAAAAATAAATATCTTGACAAAAAAGATTTTGAGAAGTATAATATAAGTACAAATGCTTTTCTTCAGAAAAAACTTGATTATAAGTTTAACGGCAAAAAAGATTTTATACCAAAAAAGGCAACAATTGAGTATGCAAAAATTATAGCAGGTAACGGTTCAAACACTGAACTGCTGGCCAGATACAGGCTTGCGGAAAAGTATGGTGGTAACGCTGAAGAATGGAGCAAATGTGTGGGCAAAATCGAAAGTGACAAATATATTTTTGATGTCCACTGGTATGAGTTAAAAGGCAAACAATATGCTGCAAAAGTTAAATCAAGAACCGAAAAAAAAGAATCAAAAAAAGGGGGATAACTATGAAACTTAAATATATAGGTCCAAGTTTTGGCGTTGATGAATTAACAAACGGCAAAATTTATGAAGCAACTATCGAAGACCAAGATTATTACCGTGTTATTGATGATAGCGGCGAAGATTATTTATACTTTAGGGAAGATCCAGGGCCAACAGATGGAAGCTGTCACGGCCGTTGGGAAATTATAGAAGAATAATAAAAAAAGGGCTAGATTGACTAGCTCTTTTTTTTTCGCCCACCTTTAAAATGTTGTACGCGATTATAACCAAACCAAATCTTATTTTCTTTAAACAAAGGGAAAACCTCTTTATACGTGACGGCGTTAATATTGCCCATGATCAAAAATTTTTTGTCATACTTAATAAGTTGAGCAATATATTCACGAAATAAACTAAACGGCGGATTAGTCACGACAATATCAGCTTGCTTCAACAAATCAATACATTCTTGGCTTCTAAAATCGCCGTTACCTTTTAAAGGCTTTTTAAATGCCTCCGCCTCAAACCAATTAAAATCTTGGACAAAAAAATCATAACTTGGAATAAAAAAATTTTGCTTATTAATATCAATATAATAAGCACCTTTGTTTTCAAAACTAAAACTAACGCATAAAAGCCTTTTTAAACCAAAATCCTCAAAGTTTAGCCAAAAATAACGGGTAAAGTTTTTTGTCTCGTCATCATTACAGTTACACAAAACAACTTTATCTTTAAAGTGTTTTTTGTAGTGAATAACTTCGTTGGCGATGGCTGAAATTGGAGTATAGAACTCGTCATTTTTTTCTTTTTTAGCTCTAGCTAAATTTTTATTATTTGACACAAAATCACCCCTCAAAAAAGAATATATCTTTAGTCAAGAATTAAATAAAAGGGTCAAAAAAAGTATGGCTAATTTTGGTATAATATGGGTAAAATAAAAGGGGCAAAAAATGAACATTTTACTCGGGAAGCCAAATCCGGAATCCGCCTTAACATGAGATTTTTCTCGGTGTCCATTTTTCACAATAGATAATTAATAAATAATTAGGGGCAAAAAAATGATTTTAGACGGACGCATAAGTGCAAATATCATTAAAGACAAAATCAAACTTGAGATAAAAGAAAACGGCTATAAAATTAATTTAGCCGTTATTTTAGTTGGCGATGATGAGGCTTCAAAAATTTATATCAAACATAAAAAAATAGCCTGCGAATACGTTGGTATCAAAATTTTGGTTTATAATTTTGATTTAGATACCAAACAAGATGATTTATTAAGCTTGATTTATAAATTAAATCAAGATAAAAATATAACTGGTATTTTGGTTCAATTACCTTTGCCCAAAAATATTGACACAGTTCTTATAATGCAAAGCATAAATTATTTAAAAGATGTAGACGGGTTTAATCCTGATAATTTGGGGTCGTTATCTATAAATATACCGCGTTTTATACCTTGTACGCCCTTGGGTATAATAAAATTGCTTGATTATTATAAAATAAGTGTCCACGGTCAAAATTGCGTTATTATAGGTCGAAGTAATGAGGTTGGCAAACCATTGGCCTTATTATTAACTAATCTAAACGGCACCGTTACACTTTGTCATTCTAAGACCAAAAATTTATTTGATATAACTAAAACAGCAGATATATTAATTTCAGCCGTTGGTAAAGCCAATTTTATAAGCGCTGATAATATAAAACCCGGAGCAAACTTAATAGATGTGGGCATTAATAGAGATTCTAAAACAAAAAAAATATGTGGCGATATAGATTTTAATTCGTGCGTTAATAAGGCTAAAAATATTACGCCCGTACCCGGCGGAGTTGGCCCAATGACCGTAGCTATGTTATTAAATAATTGTTTGCTTGCGTATAAATTAAATAGACGTCTTAATAAATAAAGGAGTCAAAAAGTGAAAATCATAAATCCATCAGTTGAATTTTTAGATAAACCAGATTGGGACAAAGTTATTAAGCATTTAGAACTTTGCGGGCGTGTTTGCTATAAATCAGAAAATAAGATTTCTACAAACTCAGCCCAAACATTTATAAAAAACATAATTAAACGCGGTCATGAGGCCGTTTTAGAGCATTTTTCTTTTTCTGTAAAGTTTATTTGCGACCGTGGTATTTCTCATGAAATCGTTAGGCATAGATTAGCTAGTTATTGCCAAGAAAGCACCAGATATTGCAACTACACAGATGATAAGTTTAAAAATCAA